CCCATGGTAAGTAAATCAATGTTTTGTTTGAGCCGTCAGTACCTTTGAAGTTTGGTTTGAATAAATGTGCATCTCCGTTATAGTAGTTGTTTTCGATAAGCCAACGTAAAAACCACCTCAAAAACTTAAACGTCTTTTCTATGTGAGTGTTCCGATGATTCAGTTTGATAAGATACTTTAGAAATTGCTGCATAGTATCTTTTGTCAGCTCATCGATTGATAAGTTTTGCTTAAATCCCTGGAGATGTTTTTTTAAAGTCTTGAATTTTTTGTACGTACTACTTGACCAGTTGTTTTGTTCGCCCATAGTATTAACGAACAAGTCATATTTGTCGAATATTGTTTCGACGTTTTTGTTCGATTTTCCAAGAGCTTGATTGAATCGAACTTTAAAATCAGTTGTTGAAATTTCGGTACAGTTATTAAATATTGTGTCTGCATACTCCTCGAACAAGTTTATTTTCTTGTTTATGATTGAAGCCGGCACATGTTTATTACCATGAGTAGAATTAGTATTGCACCGTTGAGCATCTTTCGACCACTTTGCTACTTCGACTTTATACCCTAGATAGAATGATACTATGTTCTTGTTGTGGTTCCACTTTACGCGAAATCGTAAATTGGCTTCCTGGCTGTTGTTCTTGTCTAGTTCTAGGATCCAGTTGTAAGTTTTCTGTATCATAGTAGCATGTCACCTTTTCCTGTTATTATCCATGAAGCCGAAATTTTATAATCAGTGCATAAGTAGTAGATCCACTCAGGCTTAAGCACGCTGCATTCAGGTAGATTTTTAACTCGAATGAGATTTCGTCTATTTATATCGTGCGCATCTGTAAACGTCTTTAAGCCACGTATTGTTCTATTTGATGATAGAAGTTCTATTGCATCAAAGAAACGTTTAGTTATGGCTTGTCCTTCTTGTGAGATAAGCATCGTGTAGTGTATTAAGTTCGTTAATGTATTCGTCAACTTCACTATTGTCATTACCTGCAATGTGGTTTCTATCTTTTTCAAGTACAGCTTCTTTTAGTACTTGTTTTAGCTCTTGTTCTTGTAGTTCGTCCGATAAAGCTAATTTGTAAAGCTTAATCAGCTCTGCGTAATGTTTTGGTTCCATGTTAGTATTTGTTGATTCCAAAAAGACAACCACTTTCTACATGTGTTTGTTCATTGTAAGAATTAGGACCATTTGAAATTTGATATTTATTTTGAATGATGTATGTTTTTTCGACATTGCTCCATTCTAGTACATTTGTAATCTTGCCAGCAAATACAGTATTTACTTCTGTGTCAATAAAAGTTCTTTGGATAGTTTCAGAACGAACTCTTATTGTTGATACTCTTTCTGTCGAATCCATTATTAGAACAATGTTGCAATCTTTATGATCGTACATAGTTGCATACTCTTTTCCCTCTGTTTTGATTGTTAGAGCTGTGAATATATCGTTTGCTTCTGTAATAGAGTAGTTAGCAAGTATTTGTTTTGTTGAATCCTTTGTTAAGCCCATTAAGTTAAATAAATTTTTCATATTAAGCTCTGTGTACTTTACTTCAGTCTTTTTGTCGTCGTTGTTATCTGGATTGACAACAGGTTTCTCGCAAGCTGTAAATAGTGAAACAGCCATTACCGATAATAGTAGAATTTTTTTCATAGTAGTAATGTATTTATTTAGTGTTGTTTATCATTGTTAGCTGATGTTCAAAAAGGTTATCAATAAGTAATTTTGCTTCTTTAGCAGGTTTGTTTGATAATTCTATTTCATTCTCAATGCACCACGTTATATGCTCACAAACAGTATCGTATCTGCCTTTCAATGTGTTTATGTTTTTAGTCTTTTCCATTAATTGTAGGCTTTCGTTTATGATTCTCAACCGACTGTCTGCTTCAAATAGAATAGCCTCTCGTTTTGCTTTGTCGTAGTTTGAGTTATCGTTCTTCGACGTTTTTCGTTTCCAGTTCTCGTAATCAGGATTCGTATTCTTCTTGTTGCTACCAATTATTAGAATTGCTATAACGGCAGATATTATTAGTATTGTTATGATTGCTGCTATCATTGTTTTTTTAGCTGATGTTCAATTATTGTTATTAAACGGTCCATTTGTTCATCTTTGATTTTAAGGCTCTCGGATTGGTTCTTAATAACTTCCCACACCTCATTGCTTACAATAACGTTTTCGTTATTGCTGCCGTTTTCGTCAATCTTTACGCTAAGTAAATTCTCCAGCTCCGTTACGTATTCTTTTTTGAAAGTCTTTGCATTTAGCCTACTGTTTAAGTTTTGAGCAGATATGCCAAGCTTGTCAGCTACATCCGCTAAAGTGTAGCCATAAGAAGTAATAATATTTCTAATTTGTTGGCCTGTCATAAACAAAATAAATGTTATGTAAAGTTAAAATAAAGTTAAAACAAAGAAAATATAAAGGGAATATAAACAAAAATGACGATATTTACAAATCAAAATCAAAATCAAACTCATGTTGCAAATGTAGTGATTTTGTTTTAGTTAGAAACATGTTTAATTAAAAATTATTGAAAAAATGACATTAGATTATCAAAATTTCGCTGATTTCTGCTCGAATCTTAGTTATCCGAAGATTGAACTCTTCAGAGAGATTAGACAAAAGCTCGATGTTTCAATGGTAACTCTCGAGCGTTGGTCGAAGCTTGACAGCCAAACAAAAAATGAACAAGCGTTAGAAGTTTTGTCGCAAATTACTGGAATTGCACCTGAAAACCTATTCAAAAGACATGCGTAAATTAATTATTAGAAACATTGAGTTTTATTCATTCAATAATGAAGCATGGTACAATAGTGAAGAAACTGGTTGTGAAAAGATAACAGAGTCTTCGACTGATATTATCAATTTCTTTATTGATGGTTTATGTGAATTCTGGCCTGATGCTTACAAAGGTTTGGATAAAGAGTATAAGTCATTGAATTTCAATCTTTCTTATAAACGTTTCAGAATTGTAAAAAGGTTTATCTGCTGTAATTTCAGCAACATTGATGATGTCAATGATATAGATGCCAATGGTAATTTTCATTTTGAACATGTACCTTGTCCGTTACGAGGAGAGTGTGCCCTTGAGGGCATCTGCTGTCATCCAAAATTCAACTCCAAAATCTCCGATAGCGAGAAACGTGTCCTTGAACTTCTATACAAAGGACAAGACAAAGAATCTATAGCTAACACGCTATGTTTGTCTGAACACACCGTAAATAATCACATCCGAAACGCATACAATCGATTAGGAATACATAGCACTGCTGAGTTTATCAAGTATGCTAGTACCAATCATTTATTTGAATAGTTATGTGCGAAATGAACACAAGACTTATTGATTTAACTGCTGGCCAATTGGTCGACCTTATTCGTACTACCATGTCAGAAAGTAGTTCTATTCCTGCTAAGCAAGAAAGAGAATACGAATATGGTATTGCAGGTATAATGAAGATTTTCAATTGCAAAAGTAGTAAGGCTAATCAAATCAAGCAAAGCGGTGTTATTGATCAAGCTATAAGCCAGTCAGGTCGTAAAATAGTTATCGATAAAGAACTCGCTTTGGAATTAATGAAGCTAAATAAGTTAAAATACTGATTTATAGTAAATTAAATTGTTTCCAGTTTGGAGGTTCAAAATTAAAAAGTTACCTTTATACCTGTAAATCAATCAATTACAAAAACAAAATGGAAAAAGAAGTAAAAATCAAGTCGATGAAAGTCGCCAACTTCAAAGGTGTTACAAGCCTTGATGTTGACTTCGGTTACAGAACTCAAGTAACTGGAGCTAATGGAACAGGTAAGTCTTCGATTTATGCGGCTTACTTGTGGTGCTTGTTTGGCAAGAATTATCTCGGCCAGGCAATAAGTGTGCAACCTCTTGACAGCAATAATAACGTTGTTCACAAGGTTGAAACTTCTGTTGAATTGGTTTTATTAGTTGACGGTAAAGAATCCGTCGTTAAACGTATTCAGCGCGAAGATTGGAGTGTTCCAAGGGGAACATCTCAAGAAGTTCTTAAGGGTAATGTTCAAGAACGTTTTTTTAATGATGTTCCTTGCGGTGTAAGCGAGTTTTCTGAAAAGCTTAATGCCATTTGTCCTATTGAAGATTGGTTTATGCTTTCGTCAATTTCAGCTTTCATGAATTTGAAGCAAGAAGATAGACGTAAAAAGCTTCAGTCAATTTCAGAAATAGTTTCAGATGAAGTTATTGCTGCAAATTTCCCTTCGGTCCAGGAAGCTCTTAATTCAGGTAAGACTATCGAGGAGCTAAAAAGACAAGTTTCCTTAAGTAAGAGCAAAAGTAAAACTGAATTGGAGCAAATACCTGCTCGTATTGATCAACAGGAAAAGTTGAGAGTTTCAGGTGTTGATTTTGAAGTCATTCGTAAACGTATTGGAGAAATCGACAAAGAGATTGAAAGTATCGACCAACGCATGAAAGCAGGCGTTTCAAATTCTGACTTGGAAGCAATGACAAAAGCTATCAGCGACAGAAATCAAATTTTGTCTGATATTTCAGACCTTGAAAATTCATTGAAGAAAGAGCGCGACAAAATGGTTTCTACTATTGATTCAAACATTTCAAGCGCCTCTACTGAAATTGACAAGCTAAAAAGAGAAAAGGACAGCTTGCAATTAGAGCTTAATACCATTCAGCCAAGAACGGAACAACTCACAAAAGAATTTGAACAAGCGCGAGAAGCCTGGCTTACAGAAAATGCAACTAAGTTTGAGCAAACAGATAAGTTCATTTGTTCTGAATGCCACCAACCATACCCACAAGAAATGGTTGATGAATTAGCCAGAAAAGCCGTTGCAAACTTCAATACTCGTAAGCTATCAAGATTATCCGAGTTAGTAAAGGAAGCTGAAAATTGCAAGTTGTATCTCGAAAGTAATAACAATCGAATAAACGAAGTAAGTTCAAAAATTGAAAAGTTATCTACATCAATACTCGAAAAGCAAAATGAGAAAGCCGAATTTGAAGCACAACTTGAAAAAGTTCCACCTCTTGAACTCGCAAAATCAGTAAGCATTGAATACAACAAGCTACAAGATGATTTGCTGTCTATTGATAGTAAAATAGCTTTATTGCGTAACAACAAACCACAGCAAACTGCTGATAATTCGCTTCCTGTTATGAAGCAGTCTTTTGCTACTGAAAAGGACGGCTTAATAAGACAATTATCACAAGAAGGTGTAAATGAACGTATTGATACTTTCAAACAAGAACTTGAAAAGAAAGCTGTTGATTTGGCTCAAGCTGTAGCCGATGCCGATAAAATCGAGTTTGAAATTCAATCTTTCAAAAAGAGAAAAATTGAATTGGTCGAAGCCTCTGTTTCGTCCTTGTTTGAATTTGTTAAATGGAAAATGTATGAGCCAAATATAACCAATGACGGAGAAAAGGAAATCTGTCAAGCAGTTATTGATGGCAAGCCATACGAGCAGCAGAATACAGCTACAATGGTTAATGCAGGAATTGATATTATCAATGGTTTGTCTGTAGCAAGTAATGTTTATGTTCCGCTCTTTGTTGATAACAAAGAATCGGTATCAGAATTAATCGAAACGAATGCTCAACTTATCACTTTAGAAGTGGTAAAAGGAGCTCAATTATCAATCAATAAATTTTAAAAAATGAAAGACGAAAAAGACCTACCTAAAGTATTAGAAGGTGACAACAGCAGTATGCTTGTATTTGGTTCACAATCTAATTTTGAGCAGGCTATTAGAATGGCTAGATGCCTTTGTGCATCCAGTATTGTACCTGCTATCTATCAAGATCCCGATAAGGGTTTGAGCAATTGTATAATTGCTTTGGAAATGGCAAACCGTATTAAGATGTCGCCATTAATGGTAATGCAGAATCTGTACATTGTGTATGGTAATGTCGGTTGGTCATCAAAATTCCTTATTGCTGCCTGGAACACTTGCGGAAAGTACACTACAATCAAGTATGAATTTGAGGGAGACAAAGCAACTGATAATTTTGGTTGCCGTGCAATATCCACCGACAAGGAAACAGGAGATATTCTTAAGAGTGCTTTAGTCACAATCAGAATGGCTAAAGTAGAAGGTTGGTTCGACAAGAAAGGTTCAAAATGGCAGACGATGCCTGAACTTATGTTGCAATATAGAGCTGCTGCCTTTTTGGTTAGAACTTATGCTCCTGAAATCTCTATGGGTATGCAAACAGAAGAAGAACTTCATGATGTAATTGATGTTGAATTCAACGATGTTACTGAACATAAGGTTGCTCAAAAAGTAACTACTGAAGCTAATGCAACACCGCTTCCTCCTGAAGATACAAATCCAGCAGATGCTTCCAAAGAAGAAGTTAAGCCTAAAGCTGAACCTGTAAAGCCTAATATTGCAGAACAGCCAGTTGCAGAACAACCAGTACCACCGCTATTTAGTCAAGAATGAGACTTACTGTCTTAAATAGCGGTAGTAAAGGTAATGGCTATGTATTGCAGAATGATACAGAAGCAATTGTAATCGAATGCGGTTGCTCTGTATCTGACTGCTTGCAGGCTTTAAATTTTCAATCAAGCAAAGTTAAAGCTTGTTTAATTACCCACGAACATGGCGACCACGCAAAATATATCGAAAAGTATATGGAGTATTTTCAGGTCTTCTGTTCGCATGGAACAGCTCAAGCAATAAAGTACAAAGGACAAAGGAGACCGATTGAATTAAAGCCCCTAAAAGGGCTACACGCAGGTAATTTTTACATCAGACCATTCAGTGTTGAACATGATTGTTCTGAACCCTTTGGATATTTGATTGAGCATCCTGAAATCGGTAAGTTATTGTTTGCAACAGATACTTATTACATCAAGTATAAGTTTGACGAATTGACTAACGTAATGATTGAGTGCAATTATTCGCTCGAAATCCTTAATGAAAATGTAAAAGCTGGAGTAATTCACCCAGCAGTAAAGGACAGAACGCTCCAATCTCACATGAGTTTAGAGAATTGTATCAAGATGCTAAATGCAAATGATATATCACAAGTTAGTCAAGTTGTTTTGCTTCACTTGTCAGGCAAGAACTCTTCGGATCTTGAATTTAAAGAAAAAGTTGAGCTAGCCACTGGTAAGAATGTTATTGTTGCAAAAAAAGGAGTTAATGTTATTCTAAATAAAACACCATTTTAAATTTTAAGATTATGTACACATGGTTCACTTGTAAAATGTCTTTCGACCGTCAAGGCGAAGATGGTTTAGTTAAAAAAGTCACAGAACAGTTTTTAGTAGATGCTTTGTCGTTTACCGAAGCTGAAGCGCGCATAGTAAAAGAGGTTCAACCCTATGTTACTGGAGATTTACTTGTAGCAGATATCAAACGTGCAAGAATTTCTGAAATGTTCTACAACGAAGATGGCGATAAATGGTATCGCTGCAAAATCAATTACCTTTCTGTTGACGAAAACAAAGGAGTTGAAAAACGTTGTTCTCAAATCATTATGGTTCAAGCTTCTAGTTTCAAAAATTCATTTGATACGTTAATTGACCGTATGAAAGGTTCTTTAGGTGATTACGAAATTGTATCAATTACAGAAACGCAAATACTTGATGTTTATAAATATGAATCTTGAAGCAATTATTGAAGAATGTGGAGTAATGCAGGATTTCATTGAAACTGAATGTGGAGATGATCCTGATGCTCTTATGGGAAGATTAGCAACCCTGAACGTGTATTTAGCACGTTCAGGCAAGCTACTTTCTGATGTGAAAAAGTATAAAGACGAAATGACTTTACAGATTTTCACTGAAAATGGAGAGTGGTTAGGCCAGGCTCCTGCAACTACTGCAAAGCAGTTTATTCAAGCCAAGAGTGCCGACATTAACTATCTTGTTAATTGGTTAGACAGAATCAATAGAAGTATAGTACACATCGGAGATAATATGAGAACGCAGCTCTCATTCATTAAAGAAGAACTTAAACTATCAAGACATGCAACATAATTTATCGGAACAAGATATTAAAAGTACTGTAGAAAGTAGAGCGTTTTTATCTGAATTGAAACGTTTGATGAAGCGAATTGATAAAAGCAGACCATTTGTTTGTGAAGAAAATAATTGTTTGCTTGAAAGAAGCGGTTATGATGACCTTGTTGAAAATGGGATCTGGAGTGCAAAAGCTATTCGACAAGAATACGCTAATTGTCTTTGTTCTACTTCTAGCTTTAGTGTAAGAACGAGAAAATATATCATCAAGCTTGGCAATTTAGTATTAATAAAGGCATATAATAAAATACATCGAAAATAATAGTTAAATAATTGATTTACAGTTGTTTAAACTTTGTAATTTTATTTTATTATTGTAACTTTACACATCTAACAAAACAAAAGATAATGGCTAACATTAAGACAGGTTTTTCTTATTACCCAGTAGATACAGATAGGTATCAAGATATCAGGATAAAACGCCTGAAAAAGTCTTTTGGTTGTGATGGTGTTGCTGTATATGATTACTTGTTGTGCGAAATCTACCGAGATAAAGGCTGTTTCCTTGTGTGGGACGAAAGTCGTGCCTTTGACGTGGCTGAATATTTCGGGTTGAAAGAGACATTAGTCGATGAGATTGTGAATTACTGCGGTGTTGTGGGACTATTTGATAAGGCACTGCTCTCAGGTGGGAATATCATAACCTCGGCTTCTATTCAACGAAGATTTGTAGACATGTGTTTTAAAGCAAAGAGAAAGGATGCAATTATTCCTGAATATTGTACGATTATTCCAGAACAATCAGACATTATTACTGAAACTTCAAACAAAGTAAAGAAAGTAAAGAAAATAAAGAAGTTAGCTACGGAACACGATGAAGCAGCAGCAGCTTTATTTTCTCAAATTTTTCAAAAATGGAATTCAACTTCTAATCTTGAAAGAATCGGTTCTTTTGATGATTATGAAGATCCAGCTTCTGAAATTCTTACTAAATATAGCGTTTCAGATATTTTCTCTGTAATTGATTATGCGGACAAAAAACCATCACTAAACGGCTCAACAGGAACTTTCAAGTGTAGATTAAGTTGGTTATTCAAGAACTTTGACAACTTAATTGCCGAAATGAATACACCGGTTCCACGAAATGATGATGAGCAACGTCGAAGACAGGCCAAAGCAAAACGCGAAGCTCAAGAGAAAGCCGAAAAAGAACAAGCCGATGCTATTAGTAGCCTCAAAGCTAGAATTTATTCAGAAATGAAGATAAAGCATGGCGATAAGTTTAATTTCGAGGAGTACGAAAACGAATGCAAGCAACAGATTAAAGCCCTTTTGCAAAAGTTAAATTCCTGATTTAAAGAAAAATAAATTGGAAAAAGTGTTTCACTTTCAAACATTTTTTGTAACTTTATAAGAGCTAACAATAATGTTAGAATAAACAATCTAATCAAAGTCTTATGAGTGATTTTCAACTTAAAACGAAAAAGGGTTATGATTTCTTTGAAGTAGCAAGTGCTTTTCAGAAATCAATTAGAAGATGTGATGAAAAACAAGCTATGTTTTGGGCTATTGAATTGTATGAAACTGGTTATCAAAAGTATGCTTGGAAAAGAATGGTAATCATGGCCAGTGAAGATGTTGGTCTTGGTTCTGTAAATGTAATTACAACCATTATGTCACTAAAGCAGTCTTACGACTTTTTGGCTTCTCTTAAAGAAAAGGGTTTGCCAGAAAAACTACCATTCACACAAGCCGTTCTATTGCTAACTCGTTGCATGAAGTCAAGATACGTAGATCTTGCAATTAGCGTGTATTGGCAGGAGCATAAAGAAAAGATGTATGCTGTTCCTGATTACGTATTTGATATGCACACAAGAAAAGGCAAGTCTATGAATCGAGGTCTTGAACATTTTTACAAAGTTGCAGCTTTAATCAACAACCCTAATAAGGTTGAAAACGAGGAAGCTTTTGAGGTATTAGCACTTCAAGCAGATATGGGTAGATCTGTCGATATAGGCAGTGATAATATTTCATGTACTGAAGAAGAAGCTCTTGGAAATTCACAACCAACACTATTTGACCGTGAAAGCTAAAAAAAAAATACAGTTTCTTAAAGCCTTTGAAAATTCATTAGGCAATATTAGTGCTTCTTGCAATGCCGTTGGTATTAGTAGGGTGACTTATTACAGGTGGATGGAGAATAAATCTTTTGCAGATGAGGTTAATGCTATTCTCGATGCAAATCTCGATTTAGCAGAAAGTAAATTGATGAAGAACATCTTGGAAGGCAAAGAAGCTAGTGTTTTCTTTTTTCTAAAAACTAAAGGTAAAAGTCGAGGTTATATTGAGCAGATTGATACGCGACTTCAAGTCGATCCGTTTACAGAATTGATGAAAAGTTTACCTGATCCCCCTGACAAGAAATGACATTAGAAGATAAAAAAATAGCTTATTTTCGCTTGTGGCAATCTGATTGGAATATCTTTGTTCGAGATGTTTTAAAGGCTCGATTAGACAAGGAGCAACAAGCAATTATTACTTCTGTTCAGCATAACAGGTTAACAGCCGTTGCAAGCGGAACTGCAAGAGGGAAGGATTTCGTTGCAGCATGCGCTTCGTTGTGCTTTCTATACCTCACTCCTAAATTTAATGCCAAAGGCGAACTTGTTGAAAATACTAAAGTAGCCATGACTGCCCCTACAGGTAGGCAGGTTAAAAACATTATGACACCTGAAGTAAGACGTTTATTTCGACAAGCTAAAATACTTCCAGGTCGTCCAGTTTCCGATGATATCCGTACTAATTACGAGGAGTGGTTTCTAACAGGTTTTAAAGCTTCTGATGATTCTACCGAAGCTTGGTCAGGTTTTCACGCTTCTAATACGATGTTTGTTGTTACCGAGGCTTCAGGTATAGCCGAAGCTACCTTTAATGCCATAGAGGGTAACTTACAAGGTAATAGCCGTATGTTAATCGTTTTCAATGCCAACGTAACCACAGGTTATGCAGCGCGAGCTATGAAGTCCGACCGCTTCAATAAGTTTAGGCTTAATTCGTTGAATGCTGAAAATGTAGTCAAAAAACAAGTTGTTATTTCAGGTCAGGTCGATTATGAATGGGTGCGCGACAAGGTTGAAAACTGGTGCACTCCTATTCGAGAAATTGATTTTAATAAAGGAGAAGGCGATTTCCCTTTTGAAATTGACGGTGAAACTAAATTGTATCGGCCAAACGATTTGTTCCGTGTTAAAGTCCTCGGAATGTTTCCTAAAGTAGCAGAAGACGTCTTAATACCATACGAATGGATTGAGTTAGCAAATGCTCGTTGGCTTGAATTAAATGACGGAAAGCCCTACTCAATACCTACACACATTGCAAGGCGTTCAGGTGTCGACGTTGCAGGTATGGGGCGTGATAATAGTGTGATTTGTGATAGATATGATTCGTATGTATCTGAATTCGATGTACATCAGTCGGCAGGAAAAGCAGACCACATGTTAATAGCCGGTAAGGTTAGTAATCGTTTGAAAGATAAAAAATCGAAAGCTTTTATTGATACTATTGGAGAGGGAGCAGGAGTGTATTCACGATTGCTTGAGCTTGGTTATTATAACGCTATTTCATGCAAGAACTCTTATGGCGCAAAAGGTTTATCCGATAGCACAGGACAGTATTCATTTTCTAATATGCGCGCCTATCTTTTTTGGGCTGTCCGTGATTGGTTGGACCCAAAGAATAAAACAGGAGCAGCACTACCACCATGTGACAAACTTGCAGAAGAAGCCACAGAAATTCATTGGAAGTTTCAGAGTAATGGTTCCATTATCATAGAATCAAAAGAAGACATTCAAAAAAGACTTAAAAGGTCGCCTGACTATTTCGATGCACTTGCAAATACATTCTATCCTAAAGATGCAAACTATGTTACCGATGAAGAACTCTTGTCAGATTTTTTATAGTTTTTCAAAAAAGTGTTTCAAAACGAAACACTTTTAGTATCTTTGTTGCCTAAACTATTAACATTCAGTATTGATATTATGAACTTACAAGACATTTTTTCGCAAACAAAGCAAGAAGATATTATTCTGAAATTGAAGAATAAATCTTTAGAAGTACCCTCTTGGAGTACTTTAGTACAGCAGTATGATTCAAGACTACATGATGTATGTTTGAAATCAAAACGTCCTAATAAGCCACGAAAAGGCAAAAAGGATGATGAAGTTGCTCGAATACACCTCTCGCTCGAAAAGTTAGTTGTAAAACGAATGACTGAGTTCATGTTTGCTATTCCTGTAAAACGAACTTACTCAAATTTTAAGGAGGACGATAAAGATTATCAGGCCATAGTAAAAGCAATAGAAGCTATTTACAAGAAAAGTCGAGTAAACAAGGAAAATATCGTTAGAGCGCGAGAACTTTTTGCTTCATGCGAGGTTGCTTCTTTTTGGTATCCTATTCAAGATAAAAATAAGTACTACGGCTTTGAAAGTGCGTTAAAGCTCCGTTGTAAAACTTATTCTCCTAAAAATGGTTATAAGTTATATCCATTATTTGACGAATTCGACGACCTAATAGCAATGTCTGTTGAGTATCAAAAAAGTGACGGAGAAAAAGTTCACAACTATTTTGACACCTGGACTAAAGACAAGCACTGTTTATGGAGAGATAACATTCTCGAAACTGATGAAGCAAATACTTTAGGCAAAATTCCTTACATCTATTCCTATAGAGAAGAACCTATTTGGGAAGGAGTTCAGCACATCGTTAAAGAGCTTGAATGGACTTTATCTCGAAATAGTGACGTTATTGCTTATAATTCAGCTCCAGTACTACAGATTGTTGGCGAAGTTAAAGGAGCCGAGGATAAAGGGGAAACAAATAGAGTATATCGTGTTGAAAACGGTGGATCTGTTTCTTATGTTTCATGGATGCAAAGTATCGAAGCTATCAAATTCCAAATAGATACCTTATTGAGATTGTTTTGGATCATTTTGCAATTGCCTGATATTTCATTGGAGAACATTAAAGGTCTAAGTGCTGTTTCAGGAGAAGCTCGTAAGACTTTACTTACTGATGCACATTTGAAAGTAGGTGACGAGAAAGATACGTTTATTGAGTTCTTTGAGCGCGAAGCTTCTATTGTTAAGGAGTATTTGAAAATCATGGAGCCAAAGTGGAAAGATAAGATTGACGACATTGATATCGAACACGAAATCACTCCATTTATTCAGAATGATGAAGTTGCAGAAATCGAGAAGCTTATCAAGGCAAATGGTGGGAAAGCTTTATTGAGCCATCTTGAATCAATTAAGTCTTTAGGTTGGTCTGCCGATCCTAATCAAACACTTGAAGATATTCGTCAAGATGAATCTTTGGCTGCTAAAAATAGCCTAACTACTAATCTATTTAGTGCTGCTGAATAATGAAACCGAACATACCAAATCAAAAGAGTAAGTATTTGGAGCACGGTGAACGTTTAGACTCCTACACAGGCATGATACGCCAGGTGTATGACACGTATAACTTTGAGGCTTCAAAGCTTGCTCTTATGGTTGATTATGACGGTTCAAAGCCTTTCAGTTTCGATGATTTTCCACAAACCAAGCATTTGATTGATAAGTTACGTACTAATTTTTCAGGTGATATTCAAAACGTCATTGTAAATGGAATTAAGTCTGAGTGGTCTGAATCAAATAAAGTCCAGGACCAACTTGTTCGTAAAGTTTGCTCTGCTTATGGAATAGATGTTAACCATGATGATTTTCCAAAGAAGTTTGCGCGGTATTTTTCAAATAATGGAGAAGCTCTTAAATCATTCATTGAACGTAAAAAAGGAGGTTTGAATCTTAGTCAACGTGTTTGGAATTTGTCTAGTGATTATAAGAGCGGACTAGAAGCTGCTTTGTCTGTAGGTATCGATAACGGAACATCGGCCAAGCAGCTTTCTAAAAAGATTTCCTTTTATCTGCATGATTTTGAAAAGCTTCGTGGAAGCTATACAGAACGCTTTGGCAAAGCCACAAACATTCTCGACTGCGAATATCGAGCAGCACGTTTAGCGCGAACAGAAATCAATATGTCCTATCGTACAGCCGAACAGCAAAGGTGGAACCAACTAGATTTTGTTGTTGGTTACGAGATAAAGCGATCTGGAAGACCATTTGCATGTAGCGTTTGTGAAAGTTTAGCCGGCAAGTACCCCAAGGATTTCAAGTTTACTGGTTGGCACCCAAGTTGTCGTTGTTATTCCATTCCAATACTCAAAACAAAAGATGAGTTCTTCGATGACAGTTCTACATCTAAAAACGAAGTTAAAGAAGTACCGAAAAACTTCAAAGACTGGGTTGCTCTAAACAATAGTCGCATTGAAGAAGCAAAGCAAAAAGGTACATTGCCGTATTTTTTGAAAGACAATTCTAATTTCATAAATACAAATGTAGAAAAGAGTTCGTTTGATTATAATGGTCTTGTTTCCAAACATGGATCAGAGCAAATAGCAATGATAGACCAAAAATATAAAGATAAGATAATTGATATTGATAAGTCTGATATTGAAGACTTTTTAATGCTAAAAAGAGATGCTGCAATTTACGAAAATGATAGCGCAGCAATTGATTATTTTAATCAAAGGCTTGATGAGTTTAATTCAAGTAAAAAGGCAAAAGCGTTAAGCAGTAAAGAATGGGTATATACTGATGATGTACTCGATAGGTTTAAAGATAGAGGTCTTGTTGTTTATAAAGAAGCGATAACACCTTACTCGTATAAGCAAAATATGGGTGATTTTAATTTAGATGAGTTCATGTCTGATGTTGATGAAATTTGCTCGAAAAATGAAATTAGTTTAAGCCAAATACATCTTGTTAATGATTTAGGAAGAGTTAAGCTATCTATCTACGGAAGTCATAGAGGTTCAGTATTACAGCCATTCACGCTTGAAAGAGAGTTTAGTCGAAACAATGGAATTCTTACTGTTAATCACACTAAATTTGAACTTGGTACAAACATTCAAGGGAAAGGTCTATCAAAAGATATTTTTAGTAGCTTATATAATCAGTACAAAAATGCAGGCATTGAAAAGATAAATGTTCATGCAAATATGGACGTTGGAGGTTACACTTGGGGTAAGTATGGATTTTCTGTTAAGAAGTCAGATGTTGATGGTTTTATTACTAAAACTATACGAAATGATGCAGTTGAAAAAGAAATGCGTATAATTGCAGAAAATTACTTCAAATTAAATAATAGTGCTGAAACTTTCCCTATGAATCTCTTTTGTACAGAAAAGTACAAGAAGTATTTGCTTGGAAGTGATTGGAACGGAAGCCTTGATTTAACAGACGAAATACAAAAAGCAGTATTTGAATCATATCTAAAAAAATGAAAGAAGAATTAACCACAAAAATGCACTCTGAATTCAAATGTTCAGGTGATGACGATATTCGGAATAGAGTTTTTTCATTATTATCTATTGTAGAGCAAGATGATACTGAAAATATTGAGAAGTATCGGCACATTTACGATTTGTCGTTAAAAGACATTGAAAAGTACAAAAGTCAATTTTACTCAATCAAGAAAGCAGCCAAGTAGGTTGCTTTCTTTTTATCTGATTTTAAAAGTTAAATAATTGATTTTCAGCAAAATAATTTGAAAATAATTTGCAAAACATTTGCATGTTTAAATCTAAAAAGCTACCTTTACACCTGTTAATCAACCACTTACACAAATAAAATGGAAACAAAGACGGCCCAAGCAATAGCACTTTTTACTTCAGGTAACATAGCAGGAAGTTTGAAGATATTCAGCAAATTCAGAATAGGATTTACTAAAGAAGAAATCAGAACGCTGGAGATCGCCAGGGAAGCAATGACTGGGAATGAATCTTTTTATCAGGCTATCAAAGTAGATACCGCAGTAATTAAAGAACAAGCCATTGCATTAATCAAAGAAAAGTATAACCTCTAAAAATAGTAGTATGAAACCAATTAGTTTTGAAACAACAAAAGAAGAAGACCGACTTATCGGACTTATTGTTAAAAGAGCCATTTCATCATTTGATGATATTCGTGACTCTGTTAGTTTGAAAATGGATTTATCCGCTACACATTGTAACGGAACTCCTTTGGATTTTGAACGTTTATTAGCTTTTGATAATTCTAATTTTGCTCATGATATTTACGGAATTTTGAACCATATAGACCGTAACACTGGTGAAATTAATGGTGGATTTTTACCTCGTTCTTATAAAGTAAAGAAATTTGCAAGAAAATGCTCCGTTACTGGAGTTGGTATGAATGAAGGCTGGTGTTACGAAGATGGAGAAGCCTATTATTCTACAGAGGAGATTGCTGAAAAAGCAATGATCGAAAAGGGCTATGAAAGTCTGCAAAACGCTTTAGATTGTGGCGTTATTTACTGGACAGTATTTGATATTAACGATATAGAAGAATAGCCATGAATCAAGAATTAACATACATCGGAACCTATAAGGTTTTTAGAATCTACAGAAAAAGTGGCAAAAGAGCAATTATTAGTAGAGGTCTAACAAGAGAAGAAGCTAAACGGTTGGTTTCATCTTACCCAGACAGTAGTAGAAGTATGGTAGTATTTGATAAGCAGTTTTATTCTAAAAAGTATTTCGTATGAAAGAAGTGAAAATTTACCCATTTACAGAGAATGGTGATGTCGAAAGAGTTAAAGGAACAAAGCCATTCATTATTGCCGATAAGCTTAATAATGGCGTTAAGCTTACAGATAGCGAAAAGGAGTATCTTACAAGGAGTGTTAATGATAATAGCTATTTTAAAGATAGCGTTCCCTTAATGGGAGTAAGGTTTAACTTTTCCGATTTCCTCAAAACGTTTGTTGTTAAACAACATGGAAGTTGGCATGAGTACAAAGCTTATAATAAATCAACGTTGAGAGCTTTTATTTATGGTCGTATTGAAAAAATTATTGAAATTGAATAATATCATGGAAGCAATTACGATAGAAATAGGAAACGTAGGAAGCAAAGAGCAAGCGTTAAGAATAGCTGAAAAAATTAATGGTAAAACGTATTATGATTTTCAAGTTAATTACAGCGCTTGTTGTGGAAACTATCCTGTATCAGTTATAACCTTTTATAAAGGTGCAAAAGTACAAGAAGTAACTAAAATGTTGATGTTTTTAATGGCTTGCGAATTATGAATAAAGTAGAATTAAAAAAAAGTGAAGAAATTAAATTTATTATACCATGGAAGCGCTAAAGAAAGAAATTTATCTCAAGCATAGGGAGTACAGAAAAGATAAGATTACATATCATGAATGGAGTAACTTTATCGAAAATGGCAAAGCTAAATATGAAAACTTTGGTTCTATTTTAAATGCCGTAATATTTGATTCGATTTATGCACAAGAAAGGTTGAGAAAATACCTATCAAGTCCATTGTATAAGTATCGGATAAGAAAGTATTGCAACCTGCATCTGTACTCTGACATCATGCCGTTTGAAGTTGTCAATGTTAAGTCGAAAACAACCGTCGAAATTCGTCGA